GCTAAAGATGTTAAAGAAAAAGGATTAGGCGCCGCGAAAGACGTGGGTGATCTTGTAGGTAATTTTTTAGGCGCTGCCCCGAAAAAAACAGTATTAAAGAAAAACTACTTTAATAAATAATATATGTATAATCAAGAACCAGCAAGTTCTATGGTGCAAAAGCTCCGTAAGACTACAAAAGGAAAAGGTAGACATTTTTTGACAGCTGAAGAAGGCGCTGGTATGACGGCTGCTGGCCGAAAAGCTTACAATAAAAAGACAGGTGGTAATCTTAAAGCCCCTCAACCAGGGGGTGGTAAAAGACGAACGTCTTATTGCGCTAGATCAAAAGGCCAAATGAAACAACACGGCATCAACTGTTCAAAAACACCAAAGAAAAGAATTTGCGCTGCAAGACGCAGATGGAAATGCTAATATTATGAAATCACAAGGTTTAGGCGATACAGTGGAAAAAATTACTAAAGCCACAGGAATTAAAACCGTGGTTGATAAGGTATCTGAGGGTTTGAACATTCCCTGTGGATGTCAGCATCGTAAAGAAAAGTTAAACAAAATGTTTCCTTATAAAAAATAATACAATGGGATATAATAAACCAATTACAGCAAGAATTCAACATTCCACAAATAAGGGAATGAAAGTACAAGACCCTTTACTAGATTTAGGTTCTGCAGTAAAAAAAACAGAAATAGATTACAGCCCTGACGAAGGCTTAATGAGCGGCGTTGAAAACAGCAAGTTTGTAGACGTGGCCGAGCCTTTAAAAGAAGGTATGGATTCCATTAAAGAAGGTAATGAGCAGCCAGAAAGCAATGAGGAACCTCCTAAAGCAACTGCTAAGCAAACAAAAGGTCAAACAGATAAATTTGGCCCAAGCGGTAGCGAGCCAAATCCAGGTCTTTACGCCGCTATTGTAAAAGAAGCTAATAAAAAATAGTAATGAAAAAAATATGGGAATGGCTTACCGGCGGAGTAATTAAAGAAGTCGGTGATGTCATTGATAAATTAACTACAACTAAAGAAGAAAAATTAGAAGCTCAGCGATTAATAACTGAGATACTAGAAAAAGCAGATAAAGAAGCGCAAGAGCAAGTAACAGCAAGATGGGAAGCGGATATGAATTCAGATTCGTTTTTATCTAAAAACATAAGGCCTATGGTTCTTATATATTTGACTGTTATATTTACAGCACTATGTTTTTTTGATGGTAATATAGGAGAGTTTAAAATAGCTGAAGACTATATACCAATTTTTCAATCTTTATTAATAACAGTCTACGGGGCGTATTTTGTTGGGCGTACCTGGGAAAAAGCAAAGAAATCCAGCAATAATAATTAAATTAAATCAAATGGCAAAAGAAGTAAATTTAGTACCTGAAAAACTAACAGCAGAAGAACTAGAAGTTCTAACAAACATTATTAAACAATTAAATAGTGTTCAATCGCAGATCGGCGGATTAGAATTACAAAAGCATGAGCTGCTACATACATTTGCTCAAGTTAAAACAAAGCTTGATGAGCAACAAAAAGAGTTGCAAGATAAGTATGGAGATAAGGTGATTGATATTAATACCGGCGAATTACGTGAGCCTGCTAAGGAAGATTAGTATAGGGAAAGACTATAAAAATGACGCCATGCACTATTCTGTTGGTCAGGAAGTGTATGGCGGTCATACCATAGTTAATATTATAGAAGAAGAAGAAAAGTATTCTATCTATATTCAAAAAGGTAGTGACGTAATACCTTGGAAAGATTTCAATAAAAATATGGCAATAGCCATAGAGTACAATATTGATTACTAATGAAAGGCGTTTTTGATTTTGTTATTATGCCTAAAGAAGATAGGTATAACAATACAAAAACAATAGGTGGCCAAGAATTAATACTTAATACAGAATTACAAAACCATAATTTTGTTTCAAGAATAGGTATTGTTATAGCTACGCCAGCAACCAATCCGACGGGTATATGTAAAGGTGATGAGGTTATACTACACCACAATGTATTCCGTAGGTTTCGAGATATTAGAGGCGAAGAAAAAAATAGCAGGAGTTATTATAAAGACAATATGTATTTTGTTTCACCAGATCAAATATTTGCGTACAAGCGTATATATAAGTGGATCCCGCTAGATGGGTTTAACTTTGTTAAGCCACTAAAAGAAAATAAAATGTTTTCAATCAACTTTGAAAAACCATTAATGGGAGTGCTTAAATATAAGGACCCTAGTTTGAAAAGTGTTAAAGAAGGTGATCTTGTAGGTTTTAGACCTGGCGCAGAGTACGAGTTTATTATAAATAAAGAAAAATTATATCGTGTTCCAACAAATTTAATTACAATCAAATATGAATATCAAGGAGACGAAGAAGAATATAATCCAAGCTGGACAGCGAGCAGTTGAGGAGTTAATAAAGGTAGCTAAAGAACCTATAGTTGATTCAGACGATGATATATCTGCTGATAGACTTAAGAACGCTGCTGCTACAAAAAAGCTAGCTATATTTGATGCGTTTGAAATATTAACGCGTATTCAAGAAGAGGAAGCTATACTTGAAAATAAACCTGTAGAGGAAGAAAAGAAAAAAGCTTTTTCAGGGTTTGCAGAAAGACGATCTAAGTAATGTACGAGCAAACTTTATATAGCATAATAACACCCATAAAGCAAACCACAATATCTAGGTTAAATAAAAGCAAAAAATGGAGTTACGGTTATAACAAAGAGCATGATATTGTTGTTATAAGCAAAAACGGTCAAATAGGTGACATATATCAGATACAAAATTTAAAGATAGCGTTACCTAAAACTCCAGCTAAAATAAATAAATCAAATGACAGATGGGTTGTTGAGGAATTGCCAAAGGAACTAAAACGAATACAAAGCGTTTTTGATTGGCGCGATTATCCTGACGACTTTAAAGAAAAATGGGAACCATATATAGATGAACAATTCAGACGCCGCGAAGACGGCCATTGGTTCAATAATAAGGGTGTGGGCACTTACGTTACTGGCACTCACTTTATGTACTTGCAATGGTCTAAAATTGACGTTGGGCACCCAGAATTTAGGGAAGCCAACAGATTATTCTTCATCTTTTGGGAAGCTTGCAAAGCAGACCAGAGATGCTACGGTATGTGTTACCTCAAAAATAGACGTTCAGGATTTTCATTCATGGCAAGCGGTGAGACCGTTAACATGGCTACAATATCAAGCGATGCGCGATTCGGAATATTATCAAAGTCCGGTTCTGACGCTAAAAAAATGTTTACAGACAAGGTAGTACCAATATCTGTAAACTATCCATTTTTCTTTAAGCCAATACAAGACGGTATGGACCGTCCGAAAACAGAGCTAGCGTATAGAATACCAGCTTCAAGGCTCACAAGGAAGTCAATACAAAACAAACAGGATCAAGAGTTGTTAGAAGGATTAGATACAACTATTGACTGGAAAAATACAGGTGATAACAGCTATGATGGTGAAAAACTAAAACTGTTAGTACACGATGAAAGCGGTAAGTGGGAAAAGCCAGATAACATATTGAATAACTGGCGCGTAACAAAAACTACATTAAGATTAGGTAGCAGAGTTATAGGTAAGTGTATGATGGGATCAACATCAAACGCGCTAGACAAAGGTGGCGAAAACTTTAAAAAACTTTATAATGACTCAGACGTTACAAAACGAAACCGCAATGGACAAACTAAGTCAGGATTATATTCTTTGTTCATACCTATGGAATGGAACTACGAGGGATTCATTGATTCTTATGGAATGCCTGTATTCGAAACCCCATCAGCAGATTGCATTGGCCCACACGGCGACGCTATCGAGGTCGGGGTCATCGAGCACTGGGATAATGAGGTAGAAGGATTAAAAGGCGATCAGGACGCTTTAAATGAGTTTTATAGGCAGTTTCCGCGTACAGAGGAGCATGCGTTTCGTGATGAAACTAAAAATAGCATATTTAACTTAGTAAAAATATACGAACAAATAGATTATAACGAAGATTTAAAAAGCTCAGGCGTTATAACAACAGGTAGCTTTAATTGGGAGCATGGCGTTAAAGATTCTAAAGTAATGTTTAGCCCAAACCCTAATGGTAGATTTAAAGTTTCTTGGGTGCCTAAAGTTGCATTGCAAAATAAACAGGTAATTAAAAATGGTATAAAGCATCCAGGTAATGAGCACATAGGTGCTTTTGGGTGTGATAGCTACGATATATCGGGAACTACGGACGGACAAGGTTCTAAAGGATCTTTACA